AAACCCCAGTCGATCCCGCCGACGTAAAACGTGCCAGGTGGCAACTCGAACGGATCGATGACGTGAATGCGCTCATCGAATACGCCGTAAACGAGCCCTTCCATTTTCGAGAACTGACCGCCGTAAACCGCTTGGAAGCGACGAGGATCCATTGTTGCGCGACGGCGCTCGATATCGGTTTTCGGAAAGAACGGATTTTCCCAACTGGCGGCCTGAATCAGATTGATATGCTCTGCGCCGCGTTCGGCTGCGCGAATGATGTCTTTGTAAACCCAATTCATCGTGTACGGCGAAGTCGTAATGCAGATCGGTGCGTCTTTGAACGATGCGCGCGTCTGCAGGTTTTCCCAAAAGTAAAGTGACAACAGCCCCGCTTCGTCTACCCAAATCCCGCGAACGTTGGTGATACCGACGACCGAATCAGGATCGGTGCCGGTGCGCATGTAACACTTCGCGCCCCATTCGGTTTCGAAGCACGCCTTCTGAACATCGTAGCGGCCGCAGCCTTCCATGACTTTCAGAAAAGCGGGGAGCGAAGACTGTTGCATGATTTTGTAATTCGGTGCGGCGAGGATGAAAGCGTCTTCTTTGCGCGTGAACTGATGCATCTTGCACTTGAGCCAAAGCGCGCCTGCGGTCGATTTTCCGTACTGAATGCCCGTTACGGCGCCGGTGATTTTCGCTTCGGATGTGATGATCCGGTATTGCTTTTCGGAATGCGGGGTGAAAATTTCGAGGTCGTCGAGATGATCAAAGACGCTAGCTTCGCTCGTCATCTTCGTCTTTTGCTCCAAGCATAATAGAGCCGTCTGGTCTTTTGATGAGGAATGGTTTTGGCATAGAAAGTTCGACCTTTTCTAAAACCTTTCCAATTGTCCGACTGAACAGAAATTCCATTCTCTGCGAATCCCCGCCAGAAATGCCTTTCAAAATAATGTTACAAAGCAACGAATGCATGGCTGGAGTTTTTGGGTCCTTAATTGTCTGTACCAATTCTTCAGGAGTCATTGAAGCAAACATGACAATAAGTCGCTGAGCTTCGTCGGACGAAAGTTTGCGGACAGATTTTAGATCAGACGGTATGAGAGGGCGCCCCTTTCCATGGGTATTTCCCTTTTCAAAGTTCTTTCCGCCAGTTTTTTTTCCTTTTGCCATGGTGATAATTTCGCGTTTTTTCATTTCAGTTTCAAGTGTTCCGCTTTTTTGCCTATAAACTGTTGCCAGCGTTCGTGCTTCTGGTGGGAAACCCAACTGATCCTCATTCTGTAAGCAGTTTTATTTTTTATTCCAATAAAGCTTTTCTCTAGAAAGATCGGCGTTCTCTTTTGTTCGCCCTTTAGAAGATAATTTTACTGATTTTGAAACCGAGTAAACGACTTCAAATCTTGGATCTGAAATATTGTATTCAGAGATGTAAACCGGGAATTCTCTCGAAGCAGCCCAATCGAAAAATTCATTGTGATTAAATTCGTGGGTATATTTCTTAGTACCGGAATAAGGTATGTCACAATATACAACCGAGTTTGGTTTGATTTCTACTTGTCGATAATCGAGAGATGTTAGCTCCAGTTGCTGCAGTCGCTCCAGTTGCTCCAGTTGCTGCAGTCGCTCCAGTTGCTCCAGTTGCTGCAGTTGCTCCAGTCGCTCCAGTTGCTCCAGTCGCTGCAGGTCACCACGTTTGATTTTTTTATTATCAAAAGCAACCTTTTGTCTAATGTAACATCTTCTTGATTTTACGTCTTTTATATTTTCAGGCCAAGCTTGAAAACCCAGAACGCTTTTAGCGATGTCGTCGAATTCATCAAAAATAACTGCTTGATGAAGTGATTTTTTGTATTGCTCGATTTCTTTTCCGAACAAATAATCTTTTTGGTTGTTCCCAAAAGACCAACATATCCTTACGTAGGCTTCATCAAGTCGTGCAAAAAAATCTTCTCTCGAAATCCACTCTGGTTTGAATTTTGAATAGCTAAAATCACCAGCGATTGCTTTTTTAATCAGGTCGACAGTCGAGGCATTTATTTCGTTGTAAAAGAAATTTTTATACCAATGCGATTTGTTTTGAATCATGTAATGGGTGACAGAAAATCCGCCGCCAAACAAATCGTAAAAGTTGTCTGCGCGCGGAAAGTTAAGAGCTAGCGACGCAATTATGTCTTGCTTTGATCCCATGTAAGGGATTCCGTAACTCATACTTTTACCTTGAAACCGCGCTCAACCAACTCAGAAAAAAGTTTTTGCTGTTCGTCTTCTGATTCGAGAGTAATTTTGAGATTAAAAAACTCTTTTTCTTCGGATTCTTTTTCTTCTGGTGGGTGAAATTCAAAAGGTTTTCTCACATGCGATTCGACGAATATTTCATCGAATCCGATATCGCCAAGATCGAACTTTATCTCGCCCAAGCCTTTGAGCGCATCAGAAAGAAAGTCATCATCCCACTCTGCAAGCTCCGCGGTTCTATTATCGGCAAGCGCAAACGCCTTTTGGTTCACCGCATCGAGCGTCGAAACCACAACATCGAGCTCAGTCCAACCAAGTTCTTTCGCAGCGGCGTACGTCCCGTTGCCTGCGATGATGATGTTTTCTTTTGTTACGACAATTGGTTTCTGCTGACCAAACTTCGTAAGCGATCCTTTGATAGCTTCTAGGTTTTTCTTGTTGTGCTTGCGTGCGTTTTTAGGGTCGAGCGAGAGTTCTGCTAGCTTGCGTTTTTCGATTTGCACTTATTTTCTTTCATAAATATTTATTCCGCAACGATTTCACCTGCATACCCTGGCGAAAATTCATTGCGTACGACATCGTATAAACACGCGCGATAATAGTACTTTTTGCCCCGAGTCAAGGTCCACTCGCTTTTAGTGTACTTGAAAATGTAATCCGCTGTACATTTTGGCGGCACAATCCCGTAGGACGCGTCCAAAAGAATCACGACGCTCCAGAGGTCCTTTTCGGCGACTTCGGCAAGGTCAGAGTATTCGGCCTCGAAAGTCGTCGTTTGCATGCCGTAGAAATCGCCGTAGACAGGGTGCAAAGCGGTGATGTCGCCTTTGATAGTACGGGTCGCAGCGACAGGCGCCGACGAGCCGGACGAGTCTTGAGCGCCGCAACCAACCAAAAGCACTAACAGGGCGAGTAATAAAGTTTTCATTCCGAACCTCCCTTTACAAAGCCTATCGGTCACTTTCGGGTGAGCTTGAATCCGATGCCGTACTTGGTCACGATATCTACGTCTGAACCTACTATTTTTATTAATGATCTAAGCGAAAAAACCTGACGGTAAATCGCGTTTCGGGTTCGGATTTTTCCCTGCCAAAACTTGTCGGTGAGCTCGGTTATCAGGACGACTTCGCCTTTGGCTTCGATGAGAGTTGCCAAAAGGATTCGCAGCATATTCGAGAGATAGTGAGATCCGGCCGGCCCTTTGAGCATGGAGTTCACGAGGTCTAGAGAGAGGTCGGCGTATTCGGAAATCATAATAGTCCTTTTTGAGGTTGATCCCGGTTCGACGTCGAGGGGGATCGGGTCTCGGTTTCACGGGCCTGGAGTCGCCCTTACGTCAGCCCTGTCAGTTCGCCTTTGTGACCATATCGGCCTTGGAGCCTTTGCGAGTTTCCTGCGCAATGACGTGCCCGATTTCCATTTGTGCTTCGGATTGGCGCGGTTCGTCGAACATTGGTTGTGTACCGTGCAGCGCGATGTCCTCGGGTGTCATGTCGCGCGTTTTGATGACCTTGCCTTCGTGGATGTACTCGAACTTTTTGGTTTCGAGGTTTGGGTGCTCGACTGCGAGCGTTTTGCGCTTTTCGGAACCATTCATATATTTTTTGCCAATGTCGTCGCGGCGCTGACGTGCTTCTTTGATACGCGAACGCCAGGATGCGCGGTCGTCTTTGAAGAGTTCTACGAGCTTGTCATGAGCTTCGGTTGCGCGAACGTGTTCGCGTGCCGCTTCGATAAGTTCAGATTCCGTCAGTTTGTATTCGTGCTCAATTTCCACTTCCAAGCCCATTTGCGCCTCCAGTCCGTTTTTGTAATGAATTTATATTTTCTGAAAATAAACTACGGCCTACGGAAAAGATTCGTCAAGAGGGCTCCAGGGTAGGACGGGTTCGTCGATTTCGACTTGTTCGCTTGTTACCGGCGCTGAAGACCAAAAATGGTAGGTGAAAATTTCTCCGGCGCATCGGAATTGCACCCTGCGACGTGTTTCAATGGCGAGCACTTGCAGTCCGGGTGCTACGAAATCAAAAGTCTGAACGAGTAGGGTTTGCGAGGTCGTGCGATTTTCAAAGACCGCGATAGTACGCGCAGGCGAGGTTGAGAACAGCGCGCCGAGAAGTTGCAGATTAGCGAGTGCAGCCAGGCAGTCCATTCAGACAAGGTAACGTGATTATGAGTGCGTTGGGAGTCAGAAGGTTGGCGTCACGAAAAAAAAGTCTCCGCATACTTTGCCAGTAAAGCCGCATCTGCCCGGCCGTCGTGCTTACCGAAATCAACGCCTGGAAAAAGCGCCCTACACGCGGCGAAAGAGCGGTCCTTGGATTTCTCGAACTGGAAAATCCGTTTGGGTGCCAGTTTCACTTGCCAGACTTTTGGCAACACAAGGTGCGTTTGGATGCGCAGGGCTTCGGCGGCCCCAACTACCCGGCCCCAATTTTGCCCCATGGTGAGTGTTGACTGTTTCGACATTTTCCCGAACTTGCTCGCGAATTGGTCTTCGAGGACGAGGCGATCGGGCTTCCAGGTGTTTAGGAGCATGACGACTTGAAAAGTGTTGATGCCTTTTGCGTCAACCGGCATATCGTAAATTTTGAGCGTCGGGGGGGCGTTTAGGAATTTCTCGAGGAAAGCGATCGCGCCTTCGAAACCCGGGTCTATGCCGCAGTAGATCATCCCTGTTCCGGCCCGAAAATCTCGACGACCGCAGCCATGCCGTTGGCATAGGCAAGCTTGAGGAGAACCGCGAGGTTGTTAACGTCCCGTTCCGAGGCGTCGATCCCTTGGTCTTTGAAGAAATCTTTTGCGGCTTCGTAGGCCCATTCTGAATTGAATTTGAAGGTCATAAGTTCTCCATGTTTTTTTGAGCGTCTTTCCGCCCTGTCATCGTCTTCGGTCGGCCTGATCCTCGGCGTTCCGCATGATTTTTATACTGCCAGACGAACTAATCAGTATCCGGTGCTGCAGCATCGGGTAGTGTACGTCTAGCTTGATTTATGTCGTTGGTAAAGTGAAAAACGCGCGGTGCTTTTGTTCACGGTTTGAACCCGCGCGCGACGGGGATTTTAACCAAAAAAGTTGTTTACACAAATTAACCACACAAGGTTTGTGAAAGGAACTTTGGGCAAAAAAAATCCCTAGGGCACGCTGCCAGGCTTCCCTAGGGTTTGACGAAAAACAAAAGTACAGCGAACAAAAAGCCGGGGACCCTTTACTTTTTGCACGGCACCTTTTAAAAATCAACACAAGATCAAGTGAATTTTTAGCCCGCCTGCCAGCGGTGATGACGAAAAAATATCAAGCGACAGCGAAGCCTCAAGTAATTGGCCTAGCCCGCTCACCCTTTTTCACATCACCCATGCAAAGCTAAAAGTTCCCAAGGGGCTCGTCGCATCACCCTTGTCAAAACTCGCGATGAAAGCGCAGTGAACCCGCTAACACAACGGGCTGCAAAAAAGATCGGAGTACTCTGTCCGCAAAGCATGGGGAAAGGTCTAAATGCGCGTGAGAGAAATCACGCGGGGTTCGGGAAAGTTGAAACTAGTTTGACCCAAGCCAGTGGAGTCGATGCCCCCCCGCTCTACGAGGAATCGGTGTTTCTAGGGCCGCTGCCTTCAAAGGGTTTGATCCGTTACTGCATGTCGGTGTCGCCTACGGCTAACCGAGTATGGGTTTGCTAACGCAAATTTTGGATCAGATCTTTTGATGGCGGCTGAGTAGACGATCCTGTTCGCGCCTTCGAGGCTAATTGTTTGCAGTCCAATTCCCTCTCCTTGGTTTGAGCCTTCGCTGGCTGCCGGGTGGTTGAAAAAGGGGAGAGGAAGGCAAAAACCTACTGCTATGGGAAAGATCCGAAAATGGGTAACGAAAAAGAATTTCAGAAGCTGAGCAAGTACTGGCGAAACACGAAAGAAAATTATTGGGCGGAAAAAAGAAAGAAAAAGCTCAAACGAAAAATTGAGCGTCAAAAGCTGATTCAGGAATCCATTCAAGACTGGCGTAACCGAAAAAACGACGAAGGATTTGTTGAGCGGGTTCTTCCACCGCCGCCAAAACCAAAGATCGAAATTCGGCGAAACGGACGAACGATTTCCGAACCGGTCGAAGAATTGAAATCAGCGTTAGAACCAAAACTGAACAAGGTTGCAGAGCGAATGCGGGCCGCAGGCTACGTGATCAATGCTAAGGGCGAGCCAGAACACCGCGCCGTTTACCGTGAGCACCATGGGCCGATTCCGAAGTTTTGGGAGGTGCATCACATCAATGAGATTCGAAACGACAACCGAATCGAAAATCTGGTCGCTTTACCAATTTACTTTCATCGCAAAATTCACCGCGAGGGAAACCCGGCGTGCTACACGAAAGAATATCTCCAACAGCGTTTGAAAGTTGAAGGTCATCTTTATGAGAAATTGATGTCGAGAAGGAAAGAGCTTCAAGAGAAAATCGAAGAAATGTTTCAGGAGCTGAAAAAAATATCGCGCATCCTTAAAGATCGAGATCCGGAATAATTTTACCCACCAAAATGATTCTTTTAAATCAGGTAATTAAGACTAAATTCGACACACGCGCTTGAGGTTTGGGACTACCTACGAATTTATTGCTGCGCTTTCCTGAATATCCAAAACTTCGTGTAGCCTTTCCGAGAGCTCGTTAAACATCAGATACTGATTAGCGAGCACGTCTCGCATAAGTATTACCGTGTTCACGGTTTTCTGAAGTTTGATTTTTTCCATAACGCGATCTTCCGCGGGCGCGGATTTCACCTTTGCTCGAACTCTCACGGCACCGTCGTGAAAGCTAAGACAACTCCAGGTTGGCCCGGTGACGTAATTTACGTATTCAGCGTGCCCATTGCCGGAACAGAGCGTGACGACGCCAGCAATATCGAATTCGCGCAGGATTTCCTTGATCCGTTCGGCGGCATCTTGAAGCCTTGGATCCGACGGGTGATTTGGTACTTTTGCTTCTCTCATGATTTTCCTCCAAGGGTTTAGGTCGCCCCTTAAAACAAAGATATCCGCGACTGTAAAGGAAAAAGTGCTTTACGACTCAAGTTCTTTGGGTTAGCTCCGATAGGCTTAGTAAGAGGAAAAACAGGGGGGGATATGAACAAGGAACTCGAGCACGACAAAAAAGCTATTCTTTGTCTTACTGAGGAATTTTCGAAATTTGTGAGGGAATCAATTGCACAGGGACACCTTGAAAATTTTGAAGACAGACACGACTTTTTGAAGGCGGCCTTAGAAACGTTTTTAGAGATGGAAGACGGGGGCTGCTAAATTGAAAACGTACGCAAACTACAAAGTAATGGGCGGCGAAGTGAGGCTAACGGGCGAGGTCGTGCGCGACGAGGATCACGCAACGTACCTCGGTATCCTGTATCTCGAATTAGGTAACGGCGAAGTGATGGTGCTGCAAAACTCAGACGTAGAAGACACCAAGCTCGCAGACGCCTGGCGCATCCTCAACGAAAAAGCAGACGAGACAATCCGTCACGGGTTTAGACAGGTGATCCTATGAAGACGGCGAAATTCGTTTTGCGGCTGACGAAAAAGCAGCTTGATCTATTGATGGAGACGATAGCTTCAACCGTTAACTTTTATGAAGGTCTAAGCCCAAAGTACTTTAGCAGCGTCGTTAAAACTCAAAAGCTGTACAACGAGCTGTTGAAACAAACCGAAAAGCAACGCGCCCTTGAGATCAAGATTGCCGAGAACCGAAAGCGTTTACGTAACAAGCGCCGCATCCTCGCAAAGCGCGCCGCCGCGAAATCCTAACTGACCGCCCAAAAGCTACCGAAACTTTCAACATTCCCATATTGTCTTTTCGTCGCTCGAAAAACAGAACGACGGAAAGGGGGATTTCGTGATGAGAGGCTATTATTCAGAGAACTCGGAAGGCTGGCTGATTTGGATCGAACTCGGCCCTTTGCGTTGGGATGAGAATGCGTTTTTTCGAATTGGAACTCTTACTCTCCAGAGTGCTTGAATTTTCGATTCAACCTCTCGGGAAATCTCGCGAGCTTCGTCTGCGGAAATCGAGATGAAATATCCGCCTTCGGTTATCACTTCGCACAACACGATTCAAAAGCGAAATTAACCGCGTAGGCGCTATCGGCGAAATGGCGATACCCAAGGAAGTGCAAAGTCTCATGCGCGATAACAGAGGCGCGTTTGCAGTTCGTAAACGAGTCGAAATAGTTACGGTTCAAGTGCATGTTCGGTAGGCCGGGATCCATGTAAGCGATCCGGTTCGCGTAGCGCGGATCAGTTTCGTCGTAATACTCGACCGGAATTTCGAGTTGTGCGCCTTGGATTTCAGAGAGCCAAAAAGGGTCAGCGTTCGCTTCACGCATTTTCGCGCTGAAACACTGCGTCTCGATCGTTTGCGATATTTTCCGTTGCAGGTCCGGCATCCGCATAAACTCTTGGTACGTGCACGCGAGACAAACGAGGCTTACGAACATTGGTGAGCTCCTTCAGTGTTTCGATTCGACTGTTGAGGAGTTTATTCGTGTTCGTAAGAATTTCAATTTCCGACAGCAAATAGAGGACGAGACGATTGTCGGCGTTCTGTTGGCGGTACTTGGTTAGGGTTGAGGGGTGCATTTCACTTCCTCACCGCCTGTTCCCTAGCGCGCTGAAAATCACGCGTCGATTTGAAAATATCCCCGAACTCGCTCTTCGGCGATTTTCGCTCGAGCACGCAGGCTAGGTAGATCGTGAAAAGGGCGACGGTTAGTAGGTAGTGGGTCATTTGATTTTCTCCAGAAATGCTTTGGCTCTGTTTTGGATCGCCTGCAAAGTTGTATTTGAATGCGAAGCGTCGAACGCTATTGATGCAAGATCTGCAACCTCAACAGCGGAGTCGATGATTGCGTAAAGCTCTTTAATATGATCTGCGAAAGTTTCGCATTGAAAGCAGTAATTCAGATCACGATCGTCGAAAGATCTGCGAAATACCGAACCAGGGATCTTCAGCGTGCGTCTACATTTTTCGCATACGGGTAAACTTAGTGACGTCATTCCAAAACCTCCTCGACCCGGACTTTGAACTTGCGGTATCCTTCCTTTGATTTTCTCGAAAGACCCTTGACGTAAGTTCCAAAAACAAAATCAAACATGTCGTGTGCAAATGATTTATTTTTTAAAAGTGATGCATATATTTCACACTCATGCACGTGCGGCTCGCGCCATTCGGAGACGATGTCTTTGGCGCTCACGCTATCTTTATTAGCCCAATGTCCTTGTGGATCGGTAGTAAAACGCGATCCATCTTCTTCTTCGAAGTAGTTAGTGCCAGAACGCGTGATGCCGAATAGGTAGACTTTTTCACCTTTCCGCGTGCGATATTCTTTCCCGACCTTGAACTCGATTGTCATTTTCCCTCCTGAAATTTTTTGAAAGCTCGCCGCCACGCTTCGAACCTCTCGTAGGATGGCTCTGGATAAGTTTCTCCGAGTAAGTGATCTGAAATAATATGATCGACCAGGTAACCACTGGAAAATTAAAAATTTCGGTAGGGCGCCAGTGAACATGTTGACTCATCCCTCGTCCTCCTCATTTTTCGACACTTTGTGAGCGCTGCAAAGATCCCAGGGTGCGCATTTCCACCAATTCTCACCAAGGCAACCTTTTTCCTCCAGTGATTTTATATGTCGCTTGCTATGAAAATGTTGACGCTCTGATCCGATCATGTAACCGAGAGCGAAAAGAGAAAGTGCCGGAATCGATAACAGCAAAAATCTGAACCAAAAATCATTCATCATCCCCTATTCTCCCCTCATTTTTCGACACGTTTTCGAGTGCAGCGCGGGCGATGTCGGCACATTCTTTGCCTGTTTCTTGACTCGTATCGGTTCTCTCATAGCAACAACAATTATAAGGCTTGCGTGTTGCGATATCTTTCAGGGTTTCCCTAAGCCTCGCGTTCTCGGCCTCAAGCTCTGCAATACGTTTCGTCTGCACGTTATAAACATCTTCAAAAGATTTTGAAACGTTATTCATTTTTTCATCCAAGTATATTTATCAAGCCAAGCGATTGCTTCTTGCCATGGGTTTTGATTCACTTGCTGCATTGCGTTCATGATCCATTCTGCCTCTTTGCATAATTCTTTCAGCCTCGCGTTCTCGGCGCGGAGTTCGAGTATCTCCTTAGCCATAGCCTCGGTGTTCAAACCTCCGATATGACCCGTAGCGAATCTTTTGAGTGCTTCATCTGTTACCTTATCCATTGCTCAACCTCTCGAGAAATGCGCGGGCTAGTGTTTGAAATCTCCATTAGAAAGCCTCTTCACTTATGTTTTTCGTATGATCAACAATCTTTTTCTCTTCATATTCGCCGCCGTCTTCTTCGGGGAAAAACATATCGATTTTCCTGTCACCTAGTTTTGCTTTTCTGCACCAACCGAAACCGGCGAAATCTGTAAGGCCAATTTGCTGGAGTGCTTCTATGAGACCGTCTGTATTAATTTTTTCGACCTGCCTGATTCGGTAAAAAAGAATATCCAGGTCATTTCGCGATCCTTCTTTGTAAAGAAGACCGCCGGTGAGTGCGACGTGACATCCAAACTCAGGCGCTATCAACTCTATTTTTTTGCAGAGTTCAATGGCTTCACAGGTGTTCCATTTTACAATCATTCACCCCCCCTGCGATCCGTAAAAGTAATCTCGACTTCGATTGAGTTACTCATTCCTTCTCCTCAATTGTTATCTTAGCGCCATTCCAGCGCATGATCGCTTTAAACCTTGATTCACAACTAGGCCCCTGTGCACCGCAAACGGGGCAGTAGACGGAGTATGTTTTTGATTCTTCGTCAGCGATACCGTCGCCGAAAACAGAGACGTGCTCGCCGCAGAAATAGCAGCGCTCAATTTTCAAAAATCCTCCTTCACGGGTTTCAATTCTTCGAAATGAGTTTCCGTGAAAGTTCCCTCGTAGAGCTCGAAATATCCGCCGTAATATCCATTGCTGTCATTACGGAGATCTATTGAGCAGCTTTCGCCAATGAATCCTTTAAAAGCGTAACTGATGTCAGCGGCGCAACTGATTCTGTAGGCGTATATTTCTACGTGTTGTCCAACCCCTCTTGACGTGATCAGGCCTTCGATATCTGCGAGCTCAACGTCTTCGACGAACGTTATTTTTTTGCCGAGGATTTGGTCGGCATTACAGATATGTTCAATCCAAGATTCCGAACAACAATCAGCAGCGGCTTCGTAACTCACGAAACCCTGATCGGTTTTGAACGAAATAAAATCCCTGTTTTCGTTGATCCGAATTTCTAGAATTTTTTTCCCGAGCAAATCGGAAAGTCTTTCATTTGTCATCTAGCATCGCCCTCTTCTCTTCGTTCTCGATACTTCGCGCCGCGATCCACAACCAAAGCAAAAAAAGTGACATAACCAACGCAATGGCAAATTGCGATCATTTCTAAAATAGTCAGTTTCATTTTCTCTCCGGCGTGTAATCGAAGAATGGCGCGCCTAGCAAGCTTATTTTGATGTTTGCGGTGTCTGATTTTTTGTAAAACTTACGCGCGTGCTCGAGCGCCTGAAACGCCGACTCGAACTCGAGATCGACCATAATTTCCTTGCTGCGACGAACCACTAGCCTGGAAGGACCGGTTTCCTTTTTACACGACGTGGTGAAGTTAAAACCCGACATCGACGACACCTTGCTTGCTGCGCTCTTCTTTCAAACGCGCGAGCGACTCTGCGTAAGTATGTTCAGTCACAATCGTTGTGAGGATTTTGTACTGCGTCATGTTGAGCTCGAGCGACGAGTTGATGCCAAAAGCGTGCTTCACGATGTCAGTGATTTCAGTGTTGATCCAGCCTTTCTTTTCTTTTGCTAGTTGAACCAAGGTGCGGAGTTGCTCGCCGGTCGGTTTGTCCTTAGAGGGATCTAAATTTTCACTTGCAGGAGTTTCCAATGTCTTTGTGGTCGGCTGTTCTTTGGGTTGAGTTGGTTGTGGTATTTGCTTTTGTTGTGCTTGCTCGGCGTTAAGTCTTTCAATCTCTTCGTCGATCATCTCCGCGTTGATAATGCGTGCGTCGCGAATGTCTCCGATTTCCGATTCGTCCACAAATCCCAAACCGCAGATCGCGAGTGTCGCGCGCCGCTTCGCTTTTGTCTCGCATTTCATCAAAGCGTTTGCGAGGTCTTCTCCCTTTAAATTAGCAATGAACAAGCATCCTGAAGCTTCTTCAGAGCGCCCGTCTGGCAGAGTTGCGACCGCTACGACTTCGTAGATACCCTCGAAAATAACCTTCTTCGAAATGATTTTCGTAGTTACGTTAAATATTCTGCGCAGCTGATCCGTTGCGTCTTTTTTGGTGTAAAGCGTCAACTTACCTTTCATCGAAATGTAGTCGAAAGGTCGAGTCAACGGATTTAGTTTCAGCGAACGACATAACTCGTCGTAATATCGCATGCGATCATTTGGCTTCAGTTTCGAAAGATCGCCGCCGACGAAAACTGATTCAACAACGCTAAGCATCACTTCTGGAAAATGTTTTTTTTCTTCACTCTGAACAGCTGGCAAATTCATTTCTGTAACTCCTTTTTGTTAACGTAACGAAATCGACTGTCATTTTTTTTCAAACGGACTGACACTATATGAGGGCTGATCTTCACGGCCCGTGCGCACATGTTGATAGATTCGAAAACACGGCCAGTCTCTAGATCGTAAACAGCTTGAGCGCGAGGCCCTCTATTCTTTTTTTGCTGCGACAAGTTTTTTCTCCTTCTTTTCGCGGGGTCCGGCAGTAATTGCTTTTTGCGAGTTTACGAGTTGATAGAGCGCCGTTGACTGACGCAAGCGCGCCCAATCCAACTTCACGCCAGCGCGCAAATCCTCTTCGAGCTTCTTTTTGTCGATGTCGTATTCAACGCGTTCGATGAGATACGGTGCGTGCGCTTTTTTCTCATCGGTGATTTCTAATACTTCGCCGCGATCGCGCACCTGAAAAATCGTGTCTTCGCCCGTCATTTTCGTCACGCCCATTTCGAACATGATTCCTTTTAGGCGCGTCGTCATAAACTTCTCGTGGTCTTCGTATTTTTTGCGCATCGTGCGCGCTTCTTCCTCGCGTTGTCGCCAGAATGCTTGTTGCGCTTTGCACTGATCGCGCACGTAACCCCATGCGTCGATTTTTCGAGGAATCGAGACATCTAACGTAACGAGTCGCGCTTGAACTTCCGGCGAAAGCTCACCGTGCGCATCGTCGATTTCCTGCATGACTGCACGCCATTCGGCGTAAAGATCCAAAAGAGTTTCGCCCGCTGGAACAACGGGATCCTTTTTTTCTTCCATGACAACTCCATTGCCCAAAAAAGGAAAACGACCGGCGCGCTGCCGTGGAGTGATTATTGCGCGACGGCCGCCTTCTCTTTTGGAGAAGACTTAGATTTTATTTTTTGGGGTGACTTTCCACGGTCGCAGGCGGATTTAGCGCGGACGCGGTGAAATGTAAAATTCAGGCGAGATATTTTTTCTTCCAGGATTCTAACTCTGCGTCAGTCTTCCAAATAGATCCGGGGCACGACGTCGAGACAATCTGGCGATGTGGCATCACTCTGGACAGAGGAACCTCGTAGGCGTCCATAATAAACTTGCACAACTGGACGACGACGCTTTGCTGGATCTCTGTCATGCCGTTTCCCTGGCCGCCGCCTGCAACGATTTCAATACCGATAGATCTTTGATTTGTTGAGCGGGCACCCGAATGCCAGGCCGTCATCGAGTCACTCACCATTTGAATGAGCTCGCCGTCACGATCGACGATGTAATGCGCGCTCACCTGTTCGTCAGCATTCAAAAACCGACTCACCGCCGAACTCGAAGATCCTTCGGTGTTGTGCAAAATCAAAGTATCGATATCGACGCCGTTTCGACTCGCATAGTTTGGGCACTCTGCGATCATGTCTGAATCGACCTTTGGTTTCATCGCGTGTCCAGATCCGCCGTGAGGAGGCGCCGATTTCGCGTTGTCGCTGAAAAGTACCGGCCAAGTTTGCGCACCAACAATTCCGGTGTTTCCGATCTTGTGGAAGATCTGAAACGCTTGAACGGCGGATTTTACTTCACTGTCAAACGAAGTCGGCTTGTGATCCAGAAAATCCAATTCAAACAAACGATCGATCACAAGACCGACGAGTTTTTCGTCCGTGGTTCCGACGCCGACGTTGGTCGTGAATTTGGGCCATTTCGAAACAGGATCTTTTGGCGGTACCGGAACTTTAGGAGGTTGCGCTTCGCTGTTTCCAGACAGCCATTTCACCAACCAATCAAAAAAACTTTTAATGTACTCAAGCATATTTAGGCTCCCACAAGTTGTTTTAGAATCGCGATGATCGATTTAACGATGTCCATAATAGGACCTGGAACAACAAATCCTAATATCCAAAGCAAAAATGGCGAAGCGACGCCGAGTGCTATTTTGACCCATTTCTTCCATGTCGGTTCAGGCGCGTTTGGATCTTTCGGCGCGGCCGGCGGCTTCACAACGATTGGATCCGGACGCACGGGCTCGATGACGATCGGATCTGCATCAGTCGGCGGGTTTTGGAATTCGTCGTTGTTGGCGAATTTTTCGAGGTCGTCGTAAACCGCCTGCACTTGCGCTGCGAAACCTGCGCCGAAAAGCTTGTCGAGATCTGCAACGGTTTTCAAACCGAGTGGATTTTTCATTGCATCGAAAGTGCCAGGAAAAAGTATTTTGTCCTTCGGAATATTTTTAACTTCTTTCACCTTCGCGTGCGCAGCGATGAGTTGAATTCCGAGCGCAACGCCGTCGTGCCATGTTTGAGCTTTGAATGGCGAACCGTCAGACGTTTTGACGTTGAAGTAGCTTTTGCATCGGTAGCACTCGTCTTCGTCGCGAAAACCTTCGGTAGCGACGTAAGAGATGCACCACATCAAACCCCAATTGAGCCCATAAATATGCGCTTGCGTGATGTAGTAATTTGCACTCGGATTGTAGGTAACTTTTTTGGTTTTCTTTTTGATCCATTCGCCTGGCGTTGTGAAAAACAACTGTTTCGGCGCTTCCGAGAGTAAATCCATTTTCTCTCCTTACGAAAAAAGGCCCGCTCGAAGTGAGCGAGCCGCGGTTTGCTTTCGAATCAGATTAGGCCTTGATCACTGCGATGAGCTTTGCAGCTTCAACCGCGCAAATGAGCGCTTGTTTGATGATCGATGCAAGCTTGTCGTCGATGACTGGACCAAGCTTTTCGAGAACCGATTTCACAAGTTCCATTACGTCTTCAATCGACAGCGATTTGATTTCTTCGCCGATGCCTGCGAGCGCTTGAATTGCCGGCGAGACGCTAGCGAGCAAAGGCACGAAGTATTGAACGTCATCCAAACCGAAATGCCCGTCCTCTTTCGCCTTGACCACTGACATCGCAACGTCCGTCAAAAGGCCGATCACTTTTTCCAACTTCGCGTGTTCCAATACTTGAGTCATTTCGTGCTCCCTGTTGTTTGCGCGCGGATCCATTCCACGAGCTTTTCTTTCATACTTTTAAGATCTTCGTTCGTCGGCATTCCGCAAGCCGCGAGCGCGAAAATCAAAGCCAATGCAAGACCTCTCATTTGTCCTCCAACTTCGAAACGCGCTGCTCGAGATTTTCGATCTTCGTTGTGTTTTTTGTCGTGTCGTCTCTCATCTCGTTTTTTTCTTTAACAAGCTCCCGGAATTCAGACAGAATACCGCGAATATACAGAAGACCAATTGTAGATAACCCGACAAGGATTGACTGGAGGTTGATTTCAAGCTTTGAAGTATCCATACGACTTGCACCGCCTCAAAGAAGGAACTCGCGACAATCGCTTTCGCGCAGACTGGAATCACGCGGTCGAAATAAATTTTCTCAGAACTATTTCCCATTTTTCTCGTCCCGATAGAGATCTTCGTCGGACTTCGCGCGAGGTTTTAATTTCTGACCACGCGCAGCGATCTTTGGTTGAGGATACCAATGCGCTGGCGGGTAATCGATCGTGCCGTTACCCCGAAACGTCAAATAACAGACAAAGATAGCTACACACAAAGCTAGCGTTGCGACAAACAACGAAACAAAACTCAAGATCGTTGCAAGGTTTTCCATTCGTCCCTCTTCACCGACACAAGATGCGCGTCGAGAAATTTTCCATCTTTGAAATAAAAATCTCTTCGCAAACCATCGTGCTGCATTCCGATTTTTTTAAACACCTCAAGCGCAATGTTTCCGTCAAAAGTCTCACCCCAAATCAGGTGAAAATTTAGATCTCTGAACCCATGGGTGAAAAGCGTCTTGAGTGCCGACGTCGCATACCTGTTTGAGCGGTGTTCGGCGCGGATGTAAATCGAAAACTCGCCGCGTTGATTCAGCCAGTCGATTCCCGAAAATCCGCATACACCGACAAACTGATCGTTTTGGTTCCGGATAGCATACATTTTCGTGTTCGGATCTTTGGCCTGCCATTCGTACCAGTCCCGGTGAGCACGCTCGCTGATGAGCGCGGGCTGTCTCGCCCATTTCCACGTTGAGAAATCGTTGCGTGCTTTTCGCATCGCCGAAAGATCTTCTTCTTCAATTGTCGTGAGGTGAACACCGAGTCCGAATGAAATCATGCCTTTTTTCCTTGTGTAAGTTTATGACAAACGTCTGCGACGATACTTAAAGTTTTTTCTGATTCTTCGATGAGCGCGAAACTGAAAAACCATTTCGGCGTGAAAATGATTCCGGCTTCTGCGCACGTGTTGAAAAAGGCCGGGAATCCAACAAGGCGGCCGTATGTAGGGGTTCCAGAGATGCGCGCAATTCCTGTTGCGATTTCATTGAAGCGCTTTACAAAGCGCGCGCCGTGGTCCCAAAGCATTTCAAAATCGCGCTGTTGCACCTGCGTAACGAACTCTCTGCACGCTGCAAGGTTAATGCAGTTCGCAGCATGGTTTTGAACGACAGAATAGTTGGGCGAATTCATTTGCTCTTGCTTTCCGCCGACCGCCGCGAGATTCATTCCGCCAGCCATTGGGCCACCCAAAATAATGAGGTCGGGCAGAACACCGCTTGCTGAAGCGACGCATTTGTAACGATGCCTGAACGCCGAAACCGTCTCGTCATAAATCAGCATAGCGCCAACCTCATCACAACGAAGTCGCGCGTATTCGAGAAGCTTGGTGTTTGACTTTTCACTTTCGACTAAGGTCGGATCGACGATTACGCAGGCTACGGTATCGTTTAGTTGGTTGACATCATAAATCACTTGTCTCCGCCCGGTTTGGGCAATTGAAATAGCCGCTGCGCAGTCGTGAGCCTCTTTGGTCGACGAAAGGAATTTAAAATTGTCGACGAACGGGAAATATTCTTTGAGCTTTTCTGCCGTGTAGATTTCATCGTCGAGCGCAAATGGCGCAATTGGCGCCGAGAAATTGAGAGACTTTTTTATTGCGTCTTCAATCTTTGGATCGCCATATCCGAGTAGGTTCGTTCCGTGCCCGCAGCTGTAATCAACGAATTTTCTGTCGAATACGTCCGTTACCGTACAACCGTTTGCAGACTTGATGTGAGACGGATAATGCTTCGCGCTACTCTCGGGCGCGACAAAAGAAGGGTCCATTTCTTTCGAGTTGTATCCCTGCGCAACACTCAATTTCGCGCGCTTATCAAATTCGTATACGTCCATATTTAGTACCTATGAATGGATTGTTTTCCGTGCATGCGTTCGGCGATCTTTTTAAATTCTTCGAGAGTTTCAAATTCTTTTCTGACGTTCTCTAGGTCTTCGCGCGTGTCGACAGAGAGCTTGATGCGCGCAAGCGTTTGATGTCCGATGACGTGACATATTTTGAACTGATCGACTGTCGCGCTGTGACGAATAAACGTCGTGACGTGCTCGCGATCACGTAAGTCCTTCGCTGTTTCGTGCGCCCATTTGAGCGCGCGCGCAGACATCACTTCGCAGTCGTGACCGTCGCAAAATGTTCTGATTTCAGGAAACACGTTTGAAACGTAATCGGCGTCATTCATCACTGCGATTTTCACCATTTTTGTGATGACCGCAGCGGGAATAAGCGGACAATCGGACGTGATGCGAACAATGTAATCGGCTTGTGTTTGCTCAGCGCAAATTTGATAGCGTGCCAGAACGTCGTCTTCTGGACCTTCGAAGAATTTGACGCCTTTGATGTAATCGAAATCGTCTTTCACCGAATCACCGTAAGGTGAAACAACAGCAATGTGCACCCCAACGCCAGTGTTGTGCGTGTATTTGTTTTGATACCACTGCGATTCCTTGCAACGGTCAATGACGTGTTCAAGCATTGGTTTGTCGGCAATGAGTTCGTATATTTTTCGCGGGAATCTTTTCGATTCGCTTCGGGCCTGGATCGCGATGACAACCTTTTTCATTTTCAGCATTGAACGTCCTGTTTTCTAGCCTCGATCCCTCGGGCTTCGCATAATGATTTCTGTCGGATTCAATCTCGTTATTTTTACAATCGCTGGCCCCGCGGTGAGATCGTGCATTAGTTGCGTCGCGTCATAATCTGGCTGCGGTTGTGGTTTTTTCTGAAGCTCTTTTGTCTTTTTGAAGAGGACGAAATTTGCAGCAAGGGAAGCGAGAAAAAGACAGAAAAGCGCGGTAGCGAAAATTTCCATTGGATAGCCCTTATTGTTTTGTAAGTTTCGGAAAGGCTACCCGAGGGAGTTTATTTTGTCTATTACGCCGAAGGTTTCAGAGCGAACCAACGAGAGCCCATATACATAACCGGGATCACGTTGTTAGTTGGAACCGTAACTGTTGGTGATTGAAAACGATCGCTTGCGGACGCGGATCCGGAACTTTGGTTGATCGTCATCGTGTTTCCAGTCTCGTTTGAAATCCAATGCATCGTACCTTCCGTCGCCGTGTATAATCCGTTCAGCGTAACAGTCGCCGCACCAACGTAACGATACAGCGGAGCCGTGAGCGACAAAGAGTTTTGCGTTATCGATCCGGTTCGACTGTCGGTTGCTTGCGTCATGATCAACGCTTGCGAAAAAGTTGCTGTACCTGCACAAGTGAAAACGTTTCCGGCTGCAAGCGTGTTTGCAAAAGTAGTGTTTCCACTGATCGTCTTAGCGCCTTGAGTCATCACAAAATCTGCGTTGGCGCCCGCATCAGGAATCGTGTACGTGCGCGACGCCGCAGGAGCGGTTGCGCTGATCGTTGTCTTGTTTGTTGTTCCGAGAACGATTTGGTTTGTCGTTGGCGTGATATTGATCGCGCTTGAGAACGTCGCAACTGCAACAACCGAAAGCGTGTTTGCTGACGTCGCGCCGATCGTCGTGTTTCCGTTCAGAGTTGAAACGCCGCCTGCGGTGAAAGCCGAAATATTGATGTCTTTCGTGCCGTCAGAGAGACCCGCGATCAGGTCCGTGAAGTTCGTGTTGACTTGCGTCGCGTCAGCGGTCGTGCCGTTCGTGAAAGTATTGGTGACTGTAATGAAAGCCATGCTTATTCCCCTTCCTTGGGAGAGTTGAGTTCGTCTTCAACCATTTTTTTGTAAATTTGATTTTGCATTAGAGCTTGGTGCGCAGCCGCAACGCCAGCGGCTCCGTCCTTCGCAGCGTTGTCTAGAATGTTGCCGAACTTGCGTGCGAACGCTGGACTGTTTTCGAGAAGTTTCGCAGCGGAGGCATACGTGTTTGAAAGCGCGCCCGGACCGCGGTTGCGTGCAAGTTGGTTTGCCTTTCCTGCAGCAAGACCGTAGGCGATGCTCTTCAAAATTCCTTCAGGAGATCCGTCGCCGCCCGCGATTCCGCCGAGTGTTGCACCGCCGGTCCCAACGATCGTGTCGGTGAGTGAATAGCCGCGATTCTTCGAATCACGCCCAACTTTGTCCTGCAGAATCTGTCGCGCGGTGATCGCGTAACTGTCTTTTTTGTTCGCTTCGAGGAGTTCTTTCACGAGATTTGGTTTGACGTTTTCGGTTACGCGCGCTGCGTCTTTTAAAAGTTCATCCCTGACGATGCGCTGCGCTTTTTGAAGTTGTTCCGAAAGCGGAGTGTCGATTTTTTTAATTTCGTAAGCGCGCTCCCCAAGGTCCATTGCTTCTTCGTGTAGTTTTCTAAAACTCGGAGATCCTTTTGCAAAAGAGCTTTTTGAGAATGGATCGTAACCGACGTTTGTTTCCTTAAAACGGTCAAGGAAAAGGGAACGCACTTGATCCGCAAGCGGAGCTTTTGTGCTTGATCCTTCGAGAGGTTTCAAAACTTCCTTTTCAATGCGATCGACAATTTTATTTGAGGATATGGCAGCTAGTTTTCTGGCAGCCGCGATTTCATCGAGTTGTTCGTAAATTTTCCCGATCTTCGCGCCCTCTTCACGAGCTACTGAAGTTGCCTTTTCAAGCATCTCTTGTTTCGTTCCGCCGACGATTCCAAGCTGACGAACTTCGTTTCCAAAATCAGCCGCTCCGCCTTTTTGTTTTACAAGGCGTTCTGTTTTGCTTGTTTCGTTACCTAAGGCTTTCGTCGCCCATTCGCCGGCCTTTTTCTTTAGTGATTCAGGCGCCAGGGCGTCGACCGCTTTGGAAACCGTCGAGCTCAAACCCTGGAACGCAGCGCCAGTTCCGGCGCCGATTGCGGTGTCTTTTGCAACGCCGGCAACGTCCTTTTCTTCACTAAGTCCGGCTCCGCTCACCGCGCCTAGGCCTGCGGCTTTCAGGACTTTCGAGCCTCCAGAGATCGCAACTTTTGCGGGTAACAGCATGGATGAAAAATCACCGACGCCGTAAGCGACTGGATGCTGTTCCGCAGCCTGTTGGTTTAGATTTCGTATTCTGTCGCGTTCCGACTCGTAGCCTTTTTTGAAACCCTCGCCTTTTACTGCCGACGCAACGCCACCGAGTGCGCCAGAGATTTCATCGCCGAAACCAAAAGTCGCACCCTGAACGCCGCCGCGAACAAACGCTTCTGGCGTGCTGATTTCTACTTTTTCTTTGGGCGCGGGAGTCGAGAGAAAAGCGTCAACGTCTTTCGAAGTAACCGGACCGCTGTAACTCTGTTTTTTTGGCTGCGGCGACGAGTTCAAAAACGCATCCACATCAGCCGAAGTGATTTTCGAAGACGGCGCTTTGCCAGCCATTATTTTCTCCCTGGATTGATGCCGAGTTTTTGAAGCACTTGCGCGGATCGTGGATCATTTGGATTTGCCAAGGCCCAATTTACCATTTCGTTTTGTTTCGGCGAAACGCCGGGTGCTAAAGGGCCGGCACCTTGAGTAACCGGAGTTGCTGCAGGAGTTTCAGGCTGCGGCGCGATTCCCTTGATCTCGTTAATTTGTGCGAGCGATTGATTATTTGCGTCTTTGTATCCGTTGATAGAGTCGATGACTTGTTGTTCGAAGCCCTTCAGATCTCGACCAACGAACGCGCCGGGTCCAGTGAAGTTTGCAACTTGGTATTTTAAATTCGCCGCAAGACGCCCAACTTCTTCTGCGCCAACCGCGTCCGATCCCAAAACAGCGTTGAGAGATTTGATCATCGAGTTACCGATTGTGATCTTCTGTGCTTCTGTCTTCGCGTTTTGGTATTGCTTCAAGTTGCCGTTGAGGATGTTAATAATGTTTTTACGATGACCGACGCCCTTTGCGAGTTCGTCGACTTGGATTTTGTCTTCCTTTGGAAGCGTTTCGTACGCCTTGTCTTTCACCGATGTTTGTGCGCTCTTCGCGTCTCTGTTCAATTGAGCGATGTAAAGATCTTTGTCTCTCTCAAGTTGTTTTTCGCGTGCCGCAGCTTCGGTCTTTTCGGCGCCGGTGTCTTTTAGCAACACGCTACCGATAGTGTCGTCAGGCAACAAGACTGAACGCGACATGGCGCCCTTTTCGCCCTCTTTGGCGTAGCGAAATCCGCCCTTGCCAACGAGTTCGTCAACTTCCTTTTGCGTGTACGCTGCCTTTTGTCTCGGAACGTAATAGCCCTTTTCGATCTTCGGCTTGTCGCCTTCGTATCCTTTGAGTTCTGTAACTTCTTTCGCACCGGGAGTGCGCTCGTCTGCACGAATCATGTTTGCGGTGTCGACTGGCTTGTAACCTGCAGCGTCAAGATTCAATTGGCGCTTCGCCGCGGTGTCCTGATTTTTGTAGAGCTCGCGTTGTTGTTTCGCACTCTCAATGCTGTTGAGGTTCGAAACGATGCCAAGCCCCTGATTCGCGATCTGCAAACCAATGAGTAATTGATCGATTGGATCTCGCTTTGCAGAAGATTCCGAATCGCTGCGCTCTTTTTGAACTAGAAAAGGTTGAACAGCCATTACGCTACCCCATATTTCGGTTTGTATTGTTGTTGCTGTTGTTTCATCGCAGCTTCTTTAGCTTGCTTGATCGTATCGCCGTACTCTTGCGCGATGTCTGGCGGAACGAGCGACAAAGCTTTTTCTGCCTTGTTCAGTTCAGCAAGTTGTGCAGCGGAAGACTGTTGTGCGCGGCGCGCGATTGCGCTCGAGTCAGCCTCTTCAGAAGTTCGCGAAGTTTGTACACCATTCTGAACGTCTTTCGTCCCGAATTTGGCTTCCTTGTTGAACATTCCGCCAGCCAAACCGCCGAGAGAAGCGCCGCTGCCCGCAGCCGCGAGAACAGCCGGCAATGCCGCACCGCCCGTCGCGACAACCGCAGCGCCGCCGGCAAGTGCGCCCAAAAGCGCGCCCCATTTTGAGCCGTCGCTATTTGCCTCTTGTGTCTGAACTGTTTGTTTTTGTGGTTGCAGTGCTTGAATTGCCATTTTCTACTCCTTAACGGCCGTTCCGTTCGCTAGAAGGTTTGAAATATGTTCTCGCCCCTAGTTTCGCGATTTCTTTTTGTTGGTTTCCGAGGTCTTGCTGCACTTGCGATTTCGCGACAGCCGACATCTGTTTCAGTTGCGCGTCGATATCGGCCGTTGTTGCGCCGTTTTCTCCGCCCGTAAATCCTGTCCAAGGCAATCCCGCCTGACGCGCCGCGATCACTGCGTTGAGGCCGGTGACTTCTCTGTCCTGCAAGAACTGTTTTTGAGCCAAGTCGAAATTCTTTTCGAACTGCGACTTAGTTTCATCGAATGATTTGTCTCTGAACGCCTGCGCATCCCAAGCTTGAGTTTTCTGGAATGCGAGATTTTCGGCGAACTGATCTTGCGCCGCTTTGCGTGCAACGGCGGATTCGTTCGAAGCGAAAGACTGCGAAGCTTCGCGCTCTTGCTTTTGAAAGTTACGTTGGTCGGCGCTCTCTTGCTTGCGCGCGTTCTCTTGTCGCGACGCAGCGTCGATACCTTCGTTCGATTCCGAGAGTTGTTTGTCGACCGCTTGATTTGCAAGTTGCTCTTGCTTGAGTGCCGCGCCGCTGTTCTGCATTCCTGCAGCTGCGAAACGACGTTTGATCGCGTCACTTTGTTGTTGCTTCGCCGCGTTGGCTTGTTGTTGCGCACGCTTCCTTGCGATGTCGAACTGATCTTGTTCAGCTGGCATTCTCATTCCCATTATCGTGGTCCTTTCAAGTTATAGCCAAATTTGATGCCGTGGACTTTGAATTTCTGATTGACTCTGTTCTGATTCGAGAACTTAAATTGCACGCGGCGACCTCTAAGCTTACCGAGGAACAAACGATATTCCTGTTGATCGCTTCCGCCGCCCCAAGTGTTGCCACCCCATAGAAAAGAGTTCCAGATAGCCGATCCAGGATCAAGATCTGCACGGACCACATCGCCGTCGCCGCTGTCAGAATCCGCACGGTAATTGATGTCCATATAGTAATCGCCGGACTTTTCCGCGAGCACGACAAGCGCACGGAAATCTTTGTAATCACCTTCGTGATCATTGAGACCCGAAAATTCCTTAGTCCAAATGTAGCTGTCGATTGCGTTACCGTCGTCGGCGTAAGTTGTTTTATTGAATTTGTAGACGAACCCTGTCGCTGATGACGAAATGAAATAAAGGTTGCCGCCGTAAATTGTGTATTGCGCAGGATACATACCTGTTGGAAACGTGAACGGGATCCACGAAGGAAGCTTTTTCTGCAAATTCCCGGTCGAGAAATCGTAAACGAAAACTCGGTTGTTTGTTGACGCGCCGGACTGATACGTCACTGCGATCCAAATTCTGTTCTCGTAAACGATTGCAGAAATGTTTCCGGCATACGCGTCTTGAATGTCGAGCATGTCAGGTTCGATGCGTTCCGAAAGTAAATTCGAGAGTGCAGAAGAGGTCGTCAAAATCGTCGCGCTCGGCGCAACTCCGTTACCTTCGATCGCCGCGAAACCTACCACGCGAGAGTTTTGAACCGCCGGGAAAAATATCTTGTTGTTGAAAAGCACGTGCGCAAAATGGCTTCGGCTCCCAAACTCAGATTTCAAGCGAATGAGTTGCCAATCCGCATCATCTGTCGACGCCATGTAAATCAACCATTGCGAGTTTTCACACGAAACGATCACCGAGTTGTCGTATACCGAAAGCGCTTTTACGAGGTCAGCCGACGCGTCGCCAACACGAATAAAATTCGCCGACGAAAATGTGAATGGCTCGGCTAGATTCGAATACCAAACGAGGCTTGGATTTGCCGGATCGTTACAAAAGATTCGGTTCGCGTGATAGCAGACAACCGAATAGTTCGGCGGCATGCCGTTGTCTTCAGGTGCCGTTACGCCTAGCGCAGTGTCAGCGTTGTTGTCGTCGTAAGTTGTGGTCGTGTTGTCTGCAATTTCTGTGATGCGCTTCCATTCCGATCCGCCAGCGCTTGTTCGGTACAAACGGCGTGCCGAAACTCCAAAGCTTTGCGGAGCGGTTGGAATATTCGATACGCGCAGCGTTGCACTCGCCGCAGTGAAAGTTGCTGTTGTCGGTCCAACGCTTCCTTCCACTGAAAACGAGTTGACGTAAGTTACCTTATATCTGTATCCGCCCGTCAGAACTCCAGTGGCTTGCGACGCGACTGTTGAGGTTGTCGTCGGCGCATCAACGCCGTGTCGCGTAAAGTAAGTTCCACCCCATTTGTGCGGGGTGATGCCGCCATTACCAATGAACATGTGATCTTGGTATTGCGCTGTCGCGACTCGAACGCCAGCTGTAAACATCGAAGTTGCACTCGGAACCGACGTGAAAGTTGAAGTGCCGCCGAGCGTATACATTCCGCCGCCCGCAAAAACGATCATTGTCTCAACGCTGTCATCACCGCGTCGCGTGTATATACCGTCGCCAACGAAAGAACCGACTGACGTTGTATTGAACTTGCCAAACCCGCCTCGCGTCTCAACAGCGCCGTTTGAACAAAGCACGTTGAGGCAGTCTGGCGATTCGCTGTCCTGAATGATCGATCTTTCGAATTTGTTGTTCTTTCCGCCGTCGAGCGTAATGCGGCTTGACGTAGGATAGATCACATCAAAGCGTTTGTTGCTCATATGCTTCCAATCGTCCAGTCGAGTGTTTCAGTGTCTTGCACGCCAACGAAAGCGTCGCCGCGCTTGTTCTTACGAACCCATTTTTTGCCCTCTTGCAGAGAGTTCGCCCAAATGTTCCGGTAGTAAGTTGACGCGTTGAAGTCTTTGTCTTTCGCATACATCTCGGCAAGCATGTAATTTATGGTGTCCATGTGAAACAGTTCAGGAATTTCCAGCGTGCTTGTCTGTAAAATTGGCTGCGGTTGGTTGTAACTGAATATTTTAATTTCGAGATCCGCTGTATCAGGAATAGCGCGAAGGTACAGCGTCGAATTCCACATCGAATAAAACTTTGGCGTCCCGCTCGCTGTTGTGTCCGAGTTGAAACCGGTGATCCAGTCGTCTTGACGAAACGTAATCGGCTCAAGCTTTACGCCGTCGTAAGTTACTCTTTTGATCATGATCGTGTTCGTCGGATAGCTGTACTCTTGCTGACCAACAACCGAATCTGTCGTGTAAACCCGTTCGATACACAAAGTCGTTCGCGCGAATTCCAGGTGCGCCGTATAGATCAGGTTGTACATTTCAGAGTCGGAGAAAAACGAATCGCCTTCCGCGTTGTATTTCTGTCTGGCGAACTGAACCAACTCAGTCGGTGTCATCTCTTAACTCCATGTCGTTGAAGGGTTTGATGCGGAGGTGAAAGATGCCGTTCCCGCACTTTGCGATTGATAATCTGAATTTACTGTCGTTTCGTTATTCGTTGTCGGTCTTCTAAACACGTAGAAATAACCTTCAGAGTCACGAAGCGTTTGTGAGCTTGAATCGCCGGTCAAATCCAAGGAATTAGAGATCGATCGCTCGGTATCTCTGATAAAAGATTCTGAAAGCGAAAGTGACTCGGCCGTCAGAACGTGTTCAATGCTCTTTACGAAAGTCGCGCCGGAAAGGACGAGGTTTTCGGAAATCGATTTTGTTACGGCGAAATTTTCAAAGTGGAGTTTGTTTCCCCACTTGTTCGTTCCCCAAACCATGGTCGCATTTGTGACAGAAGATCCCCAAGGCTGCGCTGGCTTGCCGCCAACAAACCCGACCGTGTTCGAGATCGATTTCGTATAAGCGACCAAACCAACCTCCTAATCATCCGATTGTGAGTTGATAAGTAACTGTCAGCGTATCAAGAGCGCCTTTGTTGATAACCGATTCGGTGTCACGCGAAAGCATTGTGCCGTTGGTGTTCGAAGAGAAAAGACCATACTCAGCAACCGCGCCGGTTCCGCTGCCTGCAGCAAACGTCGCTTTCACTTGGAAGATCTGATTCGACACGTAAGACACCGTTCCAGTGTGACGCGAAATTTCGGCTCCAAGCGCCGTGTCTGAAGCCGCTTCTGTTGTCGAGCCTGTTCCAATCCCGAGATATTTCATCGTGAAAGTCGCAGCGCCCGCAGCCGCAGAATTCAAAAACGACGCGAGGAACTCTTTGCCATTCGTGCAGACGACGTTTTTACCCTCGACAGTTTGTTTCACCTGCCCGTGCTCATCCGTAAGCACTGCGCTGTATTTTCCGTAGAGTCTGACGAACTCTTGTTTCATTTTGTTTTTCCTTTTTTGGGATTCTTAAGCTCTTCTGCGACTTCTTCGTCTGTAAGTTGGTCCAAGTGATTTGCTTTTACGTGCTCGCCGAGATCTTCTTTGCTCGTCGCTTCGTATCCGCATGCGTGACACTTCAATTCAAGTTTCGCTGGCTGCTCTTCCTTCTGGACCGCGACGCCCTTTGGAAGCGGAACGATGCGCAACATTTTGAACGACTTTGGATCGGGCAAATCGTTAGCGTCTTTTTTCACCGGCGAAAACAAACCCAAAAACTCGTTCGCTTCGGCTTGTTCCATTTGAATAGAACGGCCGGCGCCGATTTCGATTTTGTTACCTTTGAAGTCTTGAATGAATGAGTACTTGTTGTCGTTAACCACTTGAACCATAACTTGCATAATTTCATCCTTTCGCGATGAGATAATTTTTTAATTTCCGCAGAAAACCTGAAACGTGATCGTTGATGTCGGCGCCGTTGTGCATTCAATCGCTAGGTAACGAAGTCCGTTTGGTATCGGCACAAGACGATTTGTTGTTGCTGAAGCTATAACGAATGTTTGCACTTGGACGGATGAGGTGTTCACGACGGGGTGCATTACGCGGAATCCTGCACCTGTCGCTGCGCCAGACGCCGCGGCTGCACGTAAAAACATGTCCGAGCCTGATGTCATTGTCGGAACTTTTAAAAAAACGCTGCCCCATGCTTGTCCGAGGTCAGTGAATCCCGAAAAGGTGTTTGCAGATGAAAGCACGATGTCGAAAACAGAGTGCGCGCCTATTGACATAAAAACTCCCTTTGAAACCTAGTTACTGTCCGAACACGGTTACAAAAAAGATATCTCCAGAAGCCGCTCCCGAAATTCCAAGCACTCCCATGCTCTGCACGCCAGAAGCGTTCGAGTTGTAATAAACCTTGATCGAAGCGGTTGTGCATGACACCGGACTGACTGCATGCCATTCGATAACCGAAAGACCTGTTTCAACCGTTTGCGTTGCAGCGTCAGCGATAATTTTCAGAGCGACTGCTCTTTTGTTTCCGAATACAGAAGGCGTTTTTGTGACTGTGAAGGCCATTTTTTGGCTCCTTTAAAATAGGATTTTCTTTTCGTCCGTATATGAATCTTCGCATTGGGCTTTAATTTCTTCGTGTACGTGAAACATGGCAAGGACCCGTTTAAGTTCCATTTGAATGACAGAGCGGATGTTACCGTTGTTGTATGCGCCAAACGTTCCGCCTTCGGTTGCGTTGATATACAAACCCGGCACGCTTTGAGACACCCAATCGAACCACGCTTTGAAGTTCGCGTAAGAAGGCCAGGTGCGCACCGGAATTCCGAAGACGTCGCGCATCATGAGAGTTTCACCAATTTTTTCGTCGTATCTAGAATCCCATCCATGGAATTTTTTCTCATACGAAAACGAAAAGTCAGCACCGATGAAAATTGACGTTGCGCATCCCAAGATTCCTTTTGCGAAATACAAGCAAGCTCCTAAAACATTTCCGCCGTTCGAAATGAAGCAATTGAATTTTTCGATCTCTTCAACTTTTTTCATATACGAATCGGAAGGCACTGGAGCATTGAAAACGTAAACTTGTCCTTGCCATTTTTCGATAAGCTTAGGGCTCGTTCCGATGAAACAAACAAGCGTTCTGTCCTTAGTTTTCTCCCAATAATACTCGGCCGAATTTTTGCCGCCTTCCGAAACTTCGTCGATGACGATTTCACCCGCATCTAGGCTGACGTAAAAGTCCACCTTGACGCCGAGATCTTCGAGATAGTGAAAGTTGTGAAGGCACGAAATTACTGGCAGGCATTTGTTGTTTAAAAGTTCGCTGGCGTTATGTTTGAGGGACGGTCCGGAGCCAACTAAGATAGCGGCTTTCCCGGCGTGCAGTCCGTGTAGTTTGCCAACGCTTTTGCTTGCAAAGCTCCCGATTTTTTCACGGTTACTTTTTATGTTCGCAAGCCAAATGTTTTCCCAATGATTGATCGTAGGGCCGTCATTCGATGACGCCTGCGCGTAGAGTTGTTCACGCGTCGCAGGCGGTGCGTCGATGTATTGTTGATATTCTAAGTTAATAGTTGCTTGTCTCATCTGAAACGAAATCCTCAAATTAAGTTAATTAAAAACACTTGATGAAAAATGTTCCGCTTGCGCCGGATGCTACAGCTGCCATTGCTTTCGCGTGCGCAGGTGCAACGAAGCCAGTCGAGATCGACTTGTTCGTGAGTGCGCCGTCAGCCGCCAAAACTCCAAGTCCGCCTGCAGCGAACGATTGGTCAGCGTGCGCGTCGCCTTGGATCCAGCCTCTCGTGCAAACCCAACCGTAAGAGCCGGTAGGAATCGCAGTGTGCTTCACGTGACCAACGCAGATGTCGACCATTGTTACGCTTGAAACTGTCACCGAATATCCAGAGACAGCCGAAACGACGACGCCCTTGTTGACGCCAGCTGTGCTGGAGCCAGCGTTGTAAACGTAGAGGTATTCTTCGTCGTTAACAGTGCGGCGCCGGCCAACTTCAACGCTTGGAGTCGCTGTTACGTTAGACACCGTCTCGTTGTAAAACTCATTAACATTATAAACACCCATGTTATTTATCTCCTCTCGTTTTTAGTTAGGCAGTGATCGCAGACATCTTGCCGTGCATACGGTTGTTCGAAGATCCGAACGCGCCCATCCAGTAAATTTTCGCGATTTGAACGTCCTGACCAACTGGCTTCGCAAACTTTTCAAATTCCATGTCGCGTTGCGAGTGAACGAACAAGTGGAGGAACTTCATGTTCACCATGAAAAGGTGCTGCGAAGGACACTTCGAGTCAGTGAAGAACGGCACGCCGTTAAACAACAAGTTCGCGAAACCGCCCGAAGCTTCCTTCGAATCTTGGAAGCGTTGTTGCGGTTGCAAAAGCGCGTAGTACGAGTTGTAAATCGAACGTGTCGCAGTGATCATCGTTGGATGTTCGTTGTCGACCGAAGCGTTGTTGAAGAGCGACTGCATTGCAGCGATCGAAAGCGTTGTGGTTGAAGAATCAACCTTGCCTTGCCACCACGAATAAGTCGTTTGCGAAATTCCACCAACTGTTTGGTCGGTAGCAACGATGTCGCGAAGACCAACGATCGACTTTGCGTTCGAACCGTCGGAATAGATCCCGTCGCCGAGCTTGTCTTTGATCGTCATTTCTGCGATCTGAACTTTCGATTTCAACAGCGAAACTTTCGCAGCGTCGCCGCTGTTTTTCTTTTCGTCTGCGCCAGTGATCGCGATGCTCGCGTAGAGTTGCTTCCAAACGTATTCAGCCGCGGTGATCGAATCGTTGTCCGAGATGTCGAGCGTGTCTGCGCCCGAATACCAGTCAGACGCCGTTGCTTGCGCGTAGTTGAGCGGTTGCATAATGCGTTCGCCGCCGTCGACTTTCGTCATCGAGCTTTCGCGAAGCTTCTTCAAAAGAATGTTCGAGTCGAAAATATTGTCGACCATTTTAGGAATGAACTTCTTCTCTGTAATCGCGCTTAACTGGTCATAGGTTAGTGGCATGAGTTACCTCCAAAAATTGTTTTTTAAGCGAGACCGAGCTCTTTGAGCGCGTCTCTTTCGATATCCGAGTAAGTTTTGTTACGGTAATTTTCTGTTGGCTTGATGCCCTTCGTAGGGGCTTGGGTTCTCCCAAGTAGTCCTTTGCGGGCGTTCTCTTGCCGTTCTTTGACAACCGCTTCTCGTCCGCGCGACTCTGCGCGCTTTGCGAGTTCTTCGGCCATATAATCGTGAAACGCAGTCTTGAAGCTTTTGATGCCGTTCTCGGCACCGTACTTCAGGATTTTGTATTCAAGGGTACAGCCTTCCTCGTCGACCTTGTTGAACGGAATGTCAGGATACTTTTCTTGTACGGTACGAATCTCTTGATCCAGTTGCTGATCTTCTTGCTGACGAATGTACGCTTGTTGCGATTCTTCGAGAGTTTGTTTCCATTGCCGAAGCTCTTGAATCTCAGATTTAATAGGATCAAGTGCAGAGGAAATGGGATCATTTGGATCGCCTTGCTGCTGTTGTTGTTGCGCTTGCTGAAAAGATTGCTGGACGTGTTGCCACCATTGCGGATTTTTTCTCGCGTAGGCATCGACGTCGCGAAAAGGGTTCAAAGCTTTCATTTCGCTTTCGAACGTTTCGCGCTCTTTGTTGAATTGCGCCATTTTCTGCGAGTAATCGTATCCCTGCGAAGCCCAACGCTGGAACTTGTCGAGCGGTGCGCGAATGTTTCGGCCGCCGTGGTTGAACTCGAACTCCTGCGCGGTTTGAGTTGGTGTTTCCTCGACAACGGGTTCATTCGAAGTTGGATTTTCGATCTCGTTTAAGAGGGCGTCAGCGTCAATCTCTTCTGATGCGTTATTAACTTCAGGTTCCATAATTTAATTTTCTCCGTTTGGTTAAGTTACATTGCAGCTTGGGCGTTCGGATTTCCGCCTTGATTCATCGAAGCTGGAGCGCCTGAGGGCGGTCCTTTTTCTTCCATTGGCTCTTCTTCACCGCCGCCGCTGACGATTTGTTGGAGCTCTTGAAACATTTCGGCGATGCGATCTTGGAGTTGGGGTTTGCCTTCGAGCATTTTGCCGAGTGCGAGTAAACCTTCGCCAATGACGTCGACGATTTGTTCGGGTGCGAGTTGTTGCTTCTCTTGTGGAGCGGGTGCGCTTCCAGGAGCTTGAGGCATGGGAATTCCTTTTGGCGTTGCGCCAGCGAGGGGTTTGGTTGCCTTAAGTTTTGGAAGGTAATTTAATTTGAGTTCAGTATATCGGGAGTCAGATCGGAATCAAGCGGGCATAGCCGCCTGCTGTTGTTGCGCGGCCGCTGCCTCTGCGTTTTTCGCTGCGATGCGTTCCAACACCGATTGCCAGTTTGGATAGTCCAGGCCCTTCAAAACTTCTTCTCCGTCGATAATGCCGGCTTGCAAGAGATTCATCAGGCGCTGTTCTTTTTCCGCTTTCGCAAAAGGGAGCGTTGAGCCAGTCATCACGCGGACATCAAATTCGCCCTCGATAATGTATTGCTTTCGCTGTCCCTCGGCGGTGACGTACTCGGCAACTCTTTTGCCGGTCTTCTCGTCCTTGGTGATATGCATCTTGAAATATTTTTCGGTGCCGTCTTTGGCGGTGATTCGGAACATGCGCGGCGCAGAATAAAATTGGAACACGCGCGAGAGGTATTGCTTGCCGGCGTCTTGGAGCATTGAGTCAAGATGTCTCGCTTTGAGACGCAAACGTGTTTGCGCAGCGTCTTGCAGAGACGAAATCGCCGCGGCTGCGGTGACTCCTGTTGGTTGAACGCCTCGCGTGATGTCATTCGATCCAGAAATTTCGTTGAACCAAACTCGCATATCTTGCGCCAACTGCATGACGTATGGCTGTAACTGCACGCCTTCGATTCTTTGGGGTGCGAAACCGGGATTGTGATCGATCACCAAACCGGGACGGTTTGTTAGTCCTTCGCTGTCGACGTCGCTTGACGTTGGATTGAGCCAAACGGGGTTTCCCATGAGCGTCAAAACATCGAGAGCGAACGACAAAAGTTTGTTGAAAATCTTTTGCGGACCTTCGAGTTGTTCGATTTCAGAGATGCCCCAAAATTCGCGCGGCAACGTGTAGTTTACGAGGCGTGCAAACGGAAACAGTCCGTCGTCATAGGGGATCGGTCCGTCGTAAAGTGTCATCTCGTTGACCTTCACGATTTTTCGACCGTTTGGATACTTCAGCTTCTGTTCGTAGCTGCCGTCTTCGGTTTGTGTCTCTTCGTAATCGTCGCACTTAAGGTAACAGGTAAAGAGCATTGCCTTATCTTGGTACGCAAGCTCATTCGGGCTAGCCGCGTCGTCAACGATGAGGCGCGAGTCGGTTGGCGAACGAAGCCGATTAGGTAACAAGTCTGTTTTTCCACTCGACATCATATCAACGACGTCTGAACGAATGAATTCTACTTTGTCGTCAGCGCCGAGTTTTTTCGCGAGCTTTTTGATTTTCGAAATATCTTTTGGTTCGGCGATCACCACATAGTCGCAATCTTTGTTGACGTCGCGAGCGCTTGGATCTGGAAAGAAATAAAACGGGTCTTGCGAAAGAAAAGTGATTTGCCCGACGCCATCTAGCGCGTCTCCGTCGTAACCCGTTTCGCAAAGTCCGACACTGTAGAAATTTGAGTCGTAAATAATTTCGGTGAGCTCTTCGTTCCAGTTCTGACGCACCCAATCGTTTTCGGCGACGTCGTTTAGGATCTCTGCGAACTCGCGATCGTTTGGCTCCTGCGGGACGAAAGTGAAGCGAGGACGTTGGTCAGTTTGAATCGGCACCGTGGATTGGATGCTTTGGAATATCATGTTCACGACTTCTGCGTGACGATAGCTTGGGCGCGCTTCTTTCCACTGTTTGCCGCGAAACATTTGGTAATTTGAGATCCACTTTTCGTCGTAAAGCGAGCGGTGCTTTTTCGCCTTCTCGAAAAGTTTCGCGACAAGCTTACAGGCTTTCACTTCTTCGGGTGTTGGTTCGTAGTGAGACTGGCCTTTGTTCTCTTGAGGCGGGGCTTCGTGTTCAGAAATGATGTCCGTCATCAGACTTCTCCATAATCGAGTTTTGCGGCGAGGTTGCTTTCGGCGTGCTTAACAAGCGTTTCAGTTTTCTCGTTACCAACTTCCACAAGTCCGCGGGCTTTTGCAATTTGCGCCCGATGCGACCGATTTTTGACGACGCATCCTAGGCCGGGATTGTATTCTGCGTGCTCAACTTTTTCGTTGATGAAACCGCGAGGCGGATGAATGACCAAATCTGCAAGGCCGCCGCAATCGCACGCTGCGGTGCGCGTGAACTCACTTGCAGGTTTCCAAACATCAAACTTATTTGAGCATGACTTGCATGCGAATTCGTAAATCAACTCCAAACCTCCGATTTGTTACTTTTGTTTCTCATCAGCTGCAGAATCCTATCGTGTTCTGAAACCTTTTTCCTCTCGCCGTCGTTTGGCGCGGTTGGCTTGCGTTTCGCGCCGCCAGTATGCGTCATCACCGAAATGTATCGATCCGCGTCGAGCGCGTGATCGTTTTGTTGAACTGGCAGTTGATCTTTCACGTTCTGATCCGGATCGGCGTCTTCGGGCGCGGGGTAGTGGTAACTCTCGAGCTCGTCGATCGTGTAAGGCGCGACGCCGCGAAACATTTTGAATCTCCCGGACGCGATGAGTTCGTAATG